CATGCGGCTGTAGGTTGAAACCGGCAAGTGCGAACGTGCGAGTTCTTTCGGCCAACCGCTTTTGATCAGATCGCGATAGAGCGCAAATGCGCGCTCATTCTGGTGCTGCACCAGTTCGATCTCGTGCGCACGCTCAAGCATTTCCTCGGGTGTCAACTTCAACTCGCGGCCTTGCTTGTTGGTCGTTGATTGCTTGCCGATCAACCGCATGCTTGGCAGATAGAACAATTCCGGCAATTCGGTGTACCGTGCCGACATTTCATTGTAGGATTGCGTGCGGTGGCGGTGCCATTGCCGGAAGACCAAGATCGGTGCTTGCACTTCGATCGTGAGCGCACAGCACTCGAAGGGCGTTGTGTGTCCGTTGCTCCACAGATAGTTCAACAGCCGCTCGTCAGAGGCCGTACCTTTGCCGGCTCGCCAGTCGGCATTGTGCGAGACGCGAGCCGAGCGCACGATTGCAAGGTCGTTGCCCATAACGTCGATCAGCCGGATATGGCCGTGGTCGAGGAGGTTAATGCTGCTCATTTTGATCTGCGCTTTCCATTTGTTTGATTGCTTCGTCGAGATACCACCGCGCTTTCTTCAAGTCTTGCAACGCTGTGCCTTTGTGCTCGTGTCGTGCAATGTACTTGATCACGTTCCCGAGACAGAAGCTCTTATCAAGTCCCCACGCGAAGATAACTTTGATCACTTCGTACGGATTGTTTCCTCCGCCATAATGCCCCGGATGGTCAACCAATTCTCGTTTCTTGCCGTGCATTTGGCAAACGTTATGTTGCATGCACGAGATCGGGGATCCACATTCCTCGTTCGTATCCGCCCAACATTTCATATTTAATAGCTCCAACCGGGGGTTAAGACTTCAACTTGCGCTTTGCGCGCGAGATCAACCATCATACGCGTGCCGCTATCGCCTTTGAACGCGATCAAAAGTCTTGGCTTGCCTTCGACGAGCATTTGCACATTGCGCGCATGACCGGCGCCTTTCTTCAGCCGTTTCCAGTCAGCCGGAAACGCTTGTGCGCGGATAGCTGAGCGGAGCGCCCATGCTTCGCCGAGCACGTCTGCTCCGGACGCTGCGCCGTGTATGATCAGGGTAAAGCCGCGTCGTGCGTGCAAGTCGGTTAGCGTCATATCGAGAAAGATACGCTCGTCGTTGTTGACTTTCCAATAAAGCCGTTCTTCGTCCCATGTCGCGCCGTAATGCCGGCCACCGCAGACGAGCGCGACGAGATCGCCAGGCGGAAACACAATTGGCTTTATTACATGATCGCCGAGCATAATTATTCCTGCTGTGACAAGTTAGCAATCATGGTTTCGATTGTCGCGTGAATGCGAGGCGCTCTGACGGGTAGCTGAGCCAGTCCGGTACCGAGACCATCTGCCGGTAGTACAACATTTTGCCCGGCTCTAAGCGCCTTCTCAAGCCGCGTAAACGCCTCATTCAAGCTATCACGCACGCGCCGATCGTTCAGGTCTTTATCAGAGAAGAAAGAGTCTTCGTCCATAGCCGGCCACCACTTTGTCGGAATGCCGACTGCGTTCGGCTCGCCGCGCATTTCGCGTGCTTGTCCGGCTCGACCAATTCGCGCAATGTTGTCGCCGAAAACATAGAGCGTCTTCGGGTCAGCACGCAACATTTGGCGCGTAATATGCTGGACGCGGAGAACCTTGCCTCTCATGCGTATTTCCTCATCGGAGGTTCAAGTGCATCTTCAATCTCTTCCCACCGTGCATTCGTCGCCGTGCGCAACTCGTCTCGGATAGCTTCGACTGCTCCGCGATCTTTATCCTTAAATGCGGCGTCGAGCCGTTTCGGATACGAGGCCGCGGGTTCCGGAAGCAAGTCTTCGCCTTTGTTCTCCTTCAGCCAATCCAGCATTGACAGTTCGTCGGCGACGCCATAGCCGAACATGATCGTAAAATCAACTTGGCGGTAAGGCTTGCCGATCTTGTTCTTTTTGTTGCGGGCTCTGATCTGCACGCCGACAGTGCGCTCAACCTTCGTAACGACCTTCTTCAGCGTTTTAAGCTGAGCGAGCCAGAACACTTGCGACGCGTAGAAGTCGAGCGCGTGTCCGCCTGATCGTTTTTTTGTCTCGCCGAAGCGCACGCCGATATTGTCGCGCAACTGCGAGATCACGATTATCGTGCCTTGTTTCTCGCGCAGTTTCTTGATCCGCTTACGGAAGAGTTCAGAGAGCGCTTTCGCTTTTTCTGCGCCATATGTTGCGTGGTCGCCGGTTTCACGAGCAAGCTCGGCGTCGGAAGAGCACGCGTCGAGCGAGTCGAGAATATAGAGATTTGGGCCGGTCTGCTTATCAAGCCAGCCGTCAAGATCGCGCTCGAAGTCTTCGATCGTGTGCACGTCTTCGGTGTATTGTGCGTCACGCGGCATACCCATTGAGTATGCATAGTCGCGATCAAATGCGGCTTCGACTTCGGCATATCGGACGGACTTACCGCCGAAGAGTGTCGCGAAGTTAGCGCAGGCTTCGATTGCGAGCAGCGTCTTGCCGGTTGACTTGTCGCCGACGATGTTCGCAACGCGGCCGATCCCCCATCCCCCACCAGCAGCTAAATCGAGCAGGGTTGAGCCGGTCGAAAAGACCACGCGCTCTTTTGCCGGCGTCTTCTTGCTTACAAATCGTGCCACAACCCATTTCCTTTTATGTAAGTTGCCGGACTTTCACCGGCTTGTCACGCAATGGCGTGATCTGTGCTCTAAACTCCGAACCAGCAGGCATTTGTTGACCGTTCCCGGCATTACACATCGCCCCCGAGTTTACCGTATTTTCGGAGAATTGCCTGGGCAGCGGCTATCTCCGCATCGCGCTTGTTCGCCTCCCGGGCGAGACGCTGCCCGTGCTCCATTGGGCTCTCCTGGCGATGATACCAAACCTTGAGAGTGGCCCGGTGTCCGCCATCGAAGTCGGCTGCGCCGTCGATCTCGCACATCGCATCAGCCCGATAATTGGGAGGAATATCCTCAAGCAGTTCCTGGAACCGACCGATTTCATCTACTAGCTTGCTGGGCAGGCCAACAAAGTCGAGATCGCAGACGACAACCTTAATTTGCTGATAATCGTGCATCAGCTCCCCCAATTCCCGGTGCGTAAGTTGTCGCCGGATCACATATGCCCTTTGCCATGTCATTTCCCCGCTTTGCGTGCGGCGAGCTTCGCACGCAGTTCTTCGGCTTTTGACATGCCGGACGCGGCAGCAGCCTTCGGCTTTTCAACTTCGTTGGCGACTTCTTCTTGCTTCTCCGTTTCAAATGGGGGATCGACTTCTTCGGCGGCGGGTTCCGGCTCGGCCTTCTTCAGCTTCGAGATGAACTTGGGCTTGGTTTCTTCTGCCGGTTTCTCGTCGTCTTTGTCGGTTTTGTCGTTGCCCTCGAAGAGGGCTTTGACCTCGTCGTAACTGCGCTGCACAAGTGTTGTCGGCACGGGATGCGCCATAATGTATTCGAGCCATTCCTCCTGAATAGCCGAAGCTTTGCGCGCAAGCTGGAAGCCGCTGTACTTCGTCGCCGTCTGTGTCGTGCCTTCGCGTTGAAAGCTGACGTTGTATCCCTCTTCCGGATTGTCGATCTGATAGATTTCCCCGCTTTCACGATCGCGTGTGAGCTTGATATAGTCGCTGTCCATGCGGAAGCTGACGGAGTAGAGTTGCGGTCCGATGGCCGTGTCCTTCATGTTCACGATCCACGAGACGACTTGCATGCGAGGGCCGAGTTCTTTCGCAAGTTCCTCGTTGCCGGCTTTGCGTGCTGCGGCTTGCTCTTCGCAGATCGGGCACTTTTTGCCGTACATCTTCGCGAGACAGAGCACGCTCGCGCGCTCGGGACCGACGTTGTAATGCACGTGGACTTCGTAGCCCCAATGCTCCGCCTCGTCCCACGTCGGCGGCAGGAAACGAATGAAGTTGTCGCCGACTGCGGCCTTGAAGAGCTTGTAATCGTCGTGCAGATAGCTCTGGAAGCTTCCGCTCGTGCGATTGAGACGCTTTTCGACTTGCTCGGCTGAGCGCGGCTTGTATTGGAATTTACTGGCGAGTGCCACTTTTAGTCTCCTGCTTCTGTTGTTTAAGTTGGCGCATGGACGCGGCAAAGCCGAGCCCGAAGATACGTCCACACAGATATATGGCAAACAGTATCAACGGAAGAGCAATGCATATTGCCACGTAATAGTTAAGTACCATCGGGTCTCCTTTCTGCGACGTTTGGGTGTGAGACAGATATATACGCGATTGAATTTAACCTTTCTTCTTGCTCACGAATTGTTGGGGCGTCGGCGCGGCTTCGCGCAACGTTTGCAGTTCTTGTCTTCGACTTTGGCTCGGCGCAAGCCATCCGGCCACCGTCAGTTCCGAAATATGCTTGAGCGAGCTTCCTTTCGCGCGATAGCTCTCGACGAGCCCTTGCCAGTATCGCAAGTCGTGCTCGGCTTCGGCAAGCTCGTCTGTTGCTTGAATAACATCCGGCTCCCGCGGAACGCGTGAATTGATATTTGCTTCCGATGGCAGCTTGCCATCTTCGCCGGCTATGCGCAACCGGTTTGCGGCTTCGGCTGTGGCTTGCTTGAGCGAGGAGCTACACGCATCCC